AACCACCAGTTGAACCTACAGCGATTATAACATCATTCTGTTTTAATTCATTGGTTGCACTATTAAAGTAGCCACTACCAGCGATAGTTCCGATTGCGTCAGCAGAATCATATAAGAATACACTCATAGCTCCACCAGCGACTTTTCGTAAGTTACTTGCTGAATATGCCATTTATGCCTCCTATTCTGTTATCTGTACTTTAATCGCACCATCATTGTCAATCATAGTAGAACCCATTGACATATAAGATGTGATCAAGTTGCTGACTTTTTCAGGAATGTAGTTGATCTCTGTTCTGATCTCTGAACCTACTCCGATACCAACACTTGATTTATGGAATGCATGACATTCTCTTGTTGTA